TAAGGGGCTGAACAAGCTGGGGCAGATTTTGATGGCCGAGCGCAAAACACTGATGGCTACACACGCTGCTGCCGTTGTTACTGAGGAGGTTTGACAATGGTACATCTTGGCGACATTACGAAAATGAGCGGGTACACCATCCCGCCCGTGGATGTCATCACATTCGGTTCACCGTGTCAAGACCTCTCAATCGCCGGGAAAAGGGCCGGTATGGCCGGAGAACGCTCTGGGCTGTTCTCTGAGGCTGTCCGCATCATCCGCGAAATGAGATATGCCACTTTTGGCGCATACCCTAAATACGCTATCTGGGAGAATGTTCCCGGCGCGTTCAGTTCAAATAAAGGAGAAGATTTCCATGCCGTCCTGCAAAGCCTCTGTCGGGTCATCGACCCCGACGCTACTATTCCTAGACCTACGGACGCACGGGGGGGGACCATTAAATGGCCCCGCGCCGGTGCAATTCTGGCAGACAACTACTCGCTGGCGTGGCGAACTATGGATGCCCAGCACTGGGGCGTTCCCCAACGTCGCCTGCGCATCTCGCTTGTCCTCGATCTTACAGGTGGGCGTGCCGGAGAAATACTATTTGAGCCGGAAAGCCTGCGAGGGCATTTTGCGCCGGGCATCACGCCGGGGCAAGCAGTTGCCGGAGCTGTTGAAAACGGCGCTGGAACAGCAGATTGCACAGATGCCATCCCCGTAAACCTCCAAATTGCGACCCGTCACAAATGCCTCGGAGAGAGAACGGGTCTTGGCGTTGGGCAGGCGGGTGATGTCGCCTATACATTGCAGGAGGGTCACGAGCACGGGGTCTGTTGTCCTGATATTGCCAAAGCATACACCTTAAAAATCCGCTCCGGGTGTGAGGGCGGCGGCAAGGGTGCGTTGGTACAGACCGAAAAGAGCGCCACCCTCTCCACCTTGCAAGACCAAACGCTCTTTGTGGCCGAACCGCCTGACCCCGCAAAAAATCAGGGCGGCATCGCTATTGTCGAACCGACATTCTGTATTCAGGGCAACACGATTGACCGCGCAGATACGGCGGGTGCAAATGGCACCGGTGTCAAAGAGGATGTCTGTTACACTCTGAACACGATTGATCGTCCTGCCGTTGCATTCGCGCTTGACTGCCGCAATATGACTGCCAATGAGGAACTGTCCGCAACCTTGCAAGCAAAAGGCAACGGCGGGCAAAGCCTCAATTACATCAATCCCGTAGCCGAGCCGCTTATCTATGATGCGCGGGGCAACGGCGACGGCATCACATC